CAGAGCAGCAGAAGATCCAGAATTTGAGACCTTCTACACCAAGAACATCCTATTGAATGAAGGACTACGTGCATGGTTGGCACCAGTTGATCAACCACATGAGTCATTCGTATTCCCTGAAGAAGTCTTACCTCGTGGTAACGCACTCTAAAACCTTTAATAAGACATGATCAAATCACTCTTTTCAGGAGGCATAAATGCACTTTGAATATGTCATAGGTTGGATTGTACTCATCATCTTTTTCCTTATCACTCAGAATCCTGATGATGATGATGATCAAGATGGTGGTATGATGGTCCCATCGTATCAAGTAAACCAATGAATAATTTTGAGTTCACACTATACTTTATATGTTTTGCTCTTATTGCTGGTGGTGCTTTCGCTATGATGTGGGCTAACATTCAATCTATTAAAGTGGATATGAATACACCTAAACCACGTCATCCAGAAACACCACAAGCAGGTGAAGAACTGATGTATGTAGATCTATCCAGAGAAAAACTTGAAGATCTATATAATAAATGAAGTGATTAAGTATCTCTAATTACTTCACACTATAAAACAAATCTAAAATTATTATGTCTTGTAATCTTCGCGATAAAATGTTGGATGCTCTACTTGCTGATGCCCAAGGTAATATTGCCAAAGCAAAAGCAAACGTAGAAGTATACCTACACAACCCTGTTGGTATTGGTGAGCACCCTGATGTGCTTGCTGCTATTCAGGAACAACTAGATATCATTGCTCATGAAGAAGAACGTATCGAAGTTATCGGTAAGCACTTCACTGCACCTTTCTAGAGGATGTTGTGGTGCTGGATGTCCAGACTGTCCATTCAGACCACCTCCTAAACCGACCACCACTCCTTGACTGGGGTGGTTTTTTATTGTATAATTAGTATTCAACTATCTATTAAAATTATGTCCGAAGAAAACAAAGAAATTGTAGTAGATATTGACGCTGAGGTTATTGAAGAATCTGAAGAAGAAATTCCACAGATGTCTGATAAACAACTTAGAAGTTTTCAGAGAGATAAAATTACTAAAATTAATAGAGCACTCAAGACCATTCGTAGAAGAGAAAAAAATCTTATTATGGCAGTTAAAAAATTGGATAATAAATAATTTTCGTATGAAACATGTATTGTTTACATTATATGGTTGTGATGAAAAACTTCTTGACGACCAGGAATATATAACACAGATGCTTTATGAAACAACTGTTCATATGGGTGCTACTTTTTTAAATACTCATACGCATAAATTTGAACCTCAGGGTGTTACTGCAGTAACTCTTCTCGCTGAATCCCATATTAGTATTCATACTTGGCCAGAAAAATATATGGCTGTTTGTGATGTCTTTACATGTGGTGAATCGGATCCAAAAAAAGGAGCTCTCTATATGGGAAGTAAGTTAAAATCTACTAGTTATCTAACTAAAACTATAAACAGGGAAATGTATTAAAATGTCAAAAGCGGTAGTTTATACAAAAGAAAATTGTCAGTGGTGTGATAGAGTTAAGTATCTTCTCGATCATATTAATATAAATTATCTTGAATATAAATATGAACAAGATTTCACTAAAAAACAATTCTATGATGAGTTTGGGGAAGGAGCTACTTTTCCTCAAGTATCTATAGATAATAAACATATTGGTGGGTGTAAAGACACACTTCATTATTTACAAGAAAATAGTTTTATATGACTAACTCCACAACAATCTGTCAATTTGCAGATATCATTTTAGATGATTATGCAACAAATAAGAAAAAAATTCGTGTGGACTTTTTTAAATATTTTCAGTCAGAAAATATAGATAGGAAGTCTATTAATGATTATATTTCTAATTACCTACATCAAATTATTGAAGTTAAAAATGAAATTGATGGTGCTCTTAGTGGTGATGAAGTTCTACTAGAAGCATATGCAAATTTTAATAAACCTGAATTGAGAGAATTTAAAATTTTGATTGATAGATTTGTTGTTGATGTAGAAAGATATAAAGATTATAAAAAAATTACTCGTAAGAAAAAAATAAAAACACCAGACCAGCTGGTGAAGGGCTTGCATATTTACGAAGATTCTATTATAATAGATGAGAGAAAATACATTCCTGTTAATAAGGAAAAGATTATTGGTGCTAAATCAATATTTCTTTTTAATGTACACACAAAAGATCTTTTATTTTTATCTGGTAAATCATTAGATTGTGTAGGATCAAAAATTATTGGTTATGATGAAAAACTTTCCGGACTTAAAAAAATAAAAAAAATTGTAAACACAATCGATAAAGTTTTTGATTCAAAATTAATCGATTGTTATTTAATTTTTGAATCACTACCAAATAAAATGAGACCAGTTCCGAAAACTGTATCCCCCAATTTTATGCTGCTAAAGGTATTAAATTAAATGAATAATATCCCAGACAAGTATCTAAATAATAATGTTAGGGCTATGGTGAGCGGAGGTATAAAAGATTTAGAAACACCAAAACCAGAACAACAACCAATCTTTCATTTAAATAAGATACTTTATTGGTTTGCAAAAAAGTATAGGTTGGATGTATCAATTTTCAAAGAAGAATCTAAAGGAGAATCAGAATGACCGAAGTAACTACACTGTTTTTTAGTTTAATGATTACTTTTATGGGAGTTGCAATTGGTTTTATCTTTGGGTGGCTTGGGTCAAGCTACTTCAGTGCATTTGTTGAGTCAACTTATGAAGAACAAATACACCCAGAAATGATTGATGATCAAGGATTTATTATTAATGAAGAATTGTTTAGTGTACGTTTTATTGAAGGAGATGAAACTATTAGTGATTATGATGAGGACTAACAATGATCTTAGTTGATATGAATCAATGCATGATTAGTAATCTAATGATGCAGATAAAAACAAATGATGGATTGGATATTAATCTTGTTCGACATATGGTTCTTCGTTCTTTAAAACATTATAAAAAAACTTTTAGTGAGGAATTTGGAGAACCAGTTCTTTGTTATGATTCTAAGTTTTATTGGAGACGAGAACTATTTCCATTTTATAAACAAAATCGTAAAAAAGATCGAGAAAAATCTGAACTTAATTGGAACGCTATCTTTGAATGTCTCAATAAAATTCGTGATGAGATACGTGATAACTTTCCATATATTGTCATGGAAATTTATGGAGCGGAAGCTGATGATATAATCAGTGTTTTGACTCAACACGTAGCAAACAATTTACAAGAAAAAACTTTGATTCTTTCTGGAGATAAAGACTTTTTACAACTTAGTAAATATTCTTTTGTGAGTCAGTACAATCCAGTTCAAAAAAAGTATCTTACTTTAGATAATCCACAAGAGTTTTTGATAGAACATATTCTTAAAGGAGATAGGAGTGATGGTATTCCAAACTTTTTATCTGATGATGATACTTTTGTATCTGGTAAAAGACAAAAACCAATTAGCAAAAAGAATCTGGTTAAGTGGGTTGACCAAAAACCAAATCAGTTTTGTCTAAACAATCAACAACTTAAAAATTATAATAGGAATAAAATACTGATTGATTTAAGTTGTATACCTGAAGAGCTTCAAGTAAAAATAATTGAAGAATTTGAAGTGTTAAATAGGAATGTAAGACAAGGAGTTCCTATTAATTACTTCTTGAAAAATAATTTAACTACACTATTATCTGAAATAGAGGATTTTTAAAATGTCTGAATTACCTGTTGAAAAATTACTTATCTCTGAAGTTCTGCAAAAGATAAGTAATGCTAAAACTAAAAAAGAAAAGGTTGCACTACTAAAAAAATATAAAACACCAGCTTTACAATCTATATTAATATGGAATTTTGACGAGAGTGTTATTAGTATGCTTCCTGAAGGAGAAGTACCATACACAAAAAATGACTCTCCTAAAGGCACAGAACATACTATTCTACTTCATGAATATAAAAAACTTTATAATTTTGTGAAGGGTGGAAACAATGGACTGCAACAATCACGTCGAGAAATGATGTTGATTCAAATTTTAGAGGGGTTGCATGAAGAAGAAGCAAACATTGTTTGTCTTGCAAAAGATGCTAAGATAGGCAAAAGATATAAAATTACTAAAGCATGTATTTCTGAAGCTTACCCAGAAATTCAGTGGGGTAATAGGTCCTAATGAACGTAATTAATTTATGAATTTATCTACAGCAGATGTTAACCAATTTAAAAAAGTATATAGCGTAATTGTTATTGTTACAAATTGTGAACCAAGTGCAGCTAAAGACAAAACATTACCAAGAAATTCATATTTAATTAAATGTGAGAAAGAAGAAACTCTGTGGTATGATATTGTTATGGGGTTTCAAGTTGACATTTTTAATGCATATTATGATAAGTATGGTGATGTCATAAAATCAATGACTTGGACTGAGGGATCAATCCTTCCTAAACTCTGGGGTTATCAACAAAAAGAATCTAGCAAAAGTAAATGAGGTATTGAATGAAAGTTAAACTTGTTACCGTCACTCCTGACGCTGAGAAGATGATGGGGTATGTTGCTCGTGTTAGTAACCCCGCAAATCAAGAAAACCCAAAGGTTGCAGGACTTTTGAAGTATTGTATTGCTCATGAACACTGGTCTGTTTTTGAACAAAGTTTTATGACGATAGAAATTGAAACTACACGAGCTATTGCAGCTCAAATTTTGAGACATCGTAGTTTTACTTTTCAAGAATTTTCACAACGATATGCAGATTCATCTTTGCTTAGTGATAAAATTCCTCTTCCTGAATTGAGGCGTCAAGATACAAAGAATAGACAGAATTCTATTGATGATCTTGATGCGTTTGAAGTACAAAATCTTGAGTTGCAGATGCAGACTCTGTTTGATTCTTCTATGTCATTATATAAACAAATGTTGGATCGTGGTGTAGCAAAGGAATGTGCTAGAAATGTGCTACCGCTCTGCACTCCAACTAAAATTTACATGAGCGGTTCTTGCAGATCATGGATTCATTATATCAATCTTCGTTCTGCACACGGAACTCAAAAAGAACATATGCAAGTTGCAGAAGCATGTAAAGAAGTTTTTATAGAACAGTTTCCTGTCGTTTCGGAAGCTCTAGAGTGGGTTGACACTGAGTCATAACCATGTTATTATGTGTTTGTAGAAAAACATTTCCATGAATATTTTTGTAACTGACTTTTCTCCATCACATTCTGCTCAAGTACTTCCAGACAAACACATCGTAAAGATGCCTCTGGAGTGTTGTCAAATGCTTTCTATTGTTGCTTCTGATAAATGGGGGTATGGATATGGAACTCTTCCTAAGAAAGATGGTACGCCGTACGCTACTGAGAAAGGAGCGTTCCGTAATCATCCATGTACTAAGTGGGCAAATGAAACAATACATAATTCATATTGGTTAATCAAGTGGGGTCTTAATCTTTGTTATGAATATTCTCTTAGATATAACAAGGTACATGCATGTGAACTTCCACTAACACATGCTTATTATATTTTTCCAGAAGGTGATATCACCAAAGTAACACCGTTTGCTAGAGCAATGCCTGATGAATTTAAACATGACAAAAGCATTAATACTTTTACTGCTTACAAACGTTATATCGCATCCAAACCTTGGGTTGCATCTAATTATTTACGTATGCCAAAACGAAAACCTGAATGGATATGAAAACAGTTACATTTAACAATTACAAAAATCAGGAGATTAAATGAAAGATCAACCAATCACAGTCGAAGACTATAAAGAGCACAGTCAAGAGTTCTTTGATAAGTATTTTTATGTTGCCAAAGAACTTGGTGAAGGTGCTAAGGCAGAAGACATCCTTAAAATTATGGAGTCTCTTGCTGGTGTTGTTATGAAGAAAAGGTCTGAAACTAAAGTAGGACCATTTGGATTTAATAAAAATAAGGAGATAGAATAGATGCCTACTTACCCGGTAATAAATAAAACCACAGGAGAGACCAAAGAACTCTCTATGTCTATGACAGAATATTGTAAATGGAAAGAATCTAATCCTGACTGGGATAAAGACTGGTCCGTTGGTTGTGCTTCTTCTATTGGTGAAGTTGGAGATTGGAAAAATAAAGTTCCAAAAGATTTACAAACAAAAATTAACAATATTAAAAAAGGACACTACGGTTCTACGATTCAGGGTTTTTAACATATGGCAAGATCAAGGAAAAAAATTACGCCAGACATTAATGGTATGTCTGCTAAACAATTAAAACGCAGAAAACCAATTAATACCGATACGTTGGTTAAGATTGAACCATTAACACCAGCTCAAGAAAAAGTATTTGACTATTGGAATGATAATAAAAACCTTTTCATGTATGGTGCAGCTGGTACTGGTAAAACATTTGTTGCCTTGTATCTAGCTCTCAAAGAAGTTTTAGATGAAAATACTCCTTATGATAAAGTTTATCTTGTGAGGTCTTTGGTTTCGACTAGAGAAATTGGTTTTCTTCCAGGAGATCATGAAGATAAATCTTCTCTATATCAAATTCCATATAAAAATATGGTAAAATATATGTTTGAAATGCCTGATGACAATTCATTTGAAATGTTATATGGTAATTTAAAATCTCAGGAAACTATTTCTTTTTGGTCTACATCATTCCTTCGTGGTACTACTTTAGATAGTGCTATTGTAATTGTTGATGAATGTCAAAATCTTAACTTCCATGAACTTGATAGTATCATAACTCGTGTTGGTCAAGATACTAAAATTATTTTCTGTGGTGATGTTAATCAATCAGATTTAGTAAAAACAAATGAACGTAACGGAGTTCTTAATTTCATGAGTATTCTTCAATTGATGGACGAATTTGGTATGGTAGAGTTTAATGTTGATGACATTGTTCGTTCAGGATTAATTAAGAGTTATCTAATAAATAAACTTAACTTAGGATTTTAATGTTTAATCATGTAGAAATTGACTTACCACATAAACTTGAAAGAGTTCATATAGATGGTAAAAGATATTACAAAATTCCTGGTGAAGATATAAAACTAGTCTCTGTCACTACAATAACTAGTTTTCAATCTGCTAAAAAAATTAAGGAGTGGAGAAAACGTGTTGGTGAGAAAGCTGCCAACCTTAAAACAAAACGTGCTACTAGTAGAGGAACTGGTATGCATACTCTCACAGAATATTTTCTTAGGAATGAACCTCTACCAAAATCGAATCCTCTACCAGAAATATTATTCAAGATTGCTAAACCAACATTAAAAAAAATAAATAATATTCATGCATTAGAAAGACCCCTATATAGTAAGACACTAGGGTTAGCTGGTACTGTTGACTGTATTGCCGAATACGAAGGAGAACTTGCTGTAATAGACTTTAAGACATCAGAGAAACCAAAACCAGAAGAATGGATTGAAAGTTACTTTGTTCAAGCTGTTGCATACGCTTGCATGTTATATGAAATGACTGGTATAATAGTCAAGAAACTTGTTATCATTATGTCCTGTGAAAATGGAGAATGCAAAGTCTATGAAAAACGAAACAAATCAGAATACATTAGAAAACTTACTCAGTATATACGAGAGTGGAAATCTGCTAATGAAAAAAAGTAAAGACGTAATCAATGAAGTCTTAGAAGATAAGTTTATGACATCTTCTAAGTTTTCTATTGAAATAGAAAACCTTGTGCGAGATAGTCAAGGACATTTAAACTACATTGAAGCCATCATTACTTTTTGTGAAGAAAACGAAATTGAATTTGAGTCTGTATCAAAATTACTTTCAAAAACTTTAAAAGAAAAACTTAAAGTTGATGCTCAACGATTATCTTTTATGAAAAAATCGTCACGAGCTAAACTACCTGTTTGATATGGATGGGTTTGAAGTTTATAAGACTTACCTTGCTTTAAAATTACATTTTTCAAAAGATAACTATAATTTTTTTACTTTTAATGGTAAGTCACGTGCTAGTTTAAAATCATTTGAAAATAGAAAAGATAAGTATTTTTTTAAAAAACTTGGCGTAAAATATAACGAGAAAGAAATAGTAAATTTTCTCCTCAGTCATTTTTTAAAGGATAGTAATTGTTGGATCGGTAATATTTCTGTCAATAAATCGAAGACATACTCTGAGTGGAAAAACAAAATTCAGAGTATGTCTTTTGTTTTTCAGGAAGAAATGGATAAACTTTCTGACATAGAAGAAAACTTCGATACATTATTTAAAGTTTATGATGGAAAACATCCAATCATTTTAAAAGAATATTTGGCAGGAAATGTTAGTTTAGAATCTATGGTTATAC